GTGCAAAAACAGATTACCGCTGTTCTAAGCATTTTGGATCAGCGCATTCAGGCAAACACGAAGATAAACGATAATTTACAGCAGCAAGCGAAGTCGCTATATGAAGAAATGTTCCTCAACAATCCCGATGCAGACATGGTATCAGGAACTTTGAGTGATATTGCAAAAATTACAATGGGACAATCTCCGAGCGGTAGCAGTTATAACGAAGAATCCGTTGGCGAAATATTCTATCAAGGTCGAGCCGAATTTGGATTTCGTTTTCCAACCCGTCGCTTATTTACAACTGAGCCTAAGCGCATGGCAGAACCCGGAGATGTGTTGCTCAGTGTTCGCGCACCTGTTGGCGATTTGAATGTAGCTTATGAAAAGTGCTGCATTGGACGGGGATTAGGTGCGATCCACAGCAAGACCGGGGACAGCTCTTTTATGCTATACACAATGTTTGCGCTCAAGCCGCAACTTGATGTTTTCAACGGCGAAGGTACTGTTTTCGGCTCCATAAACCGGGATGGATTGAGTAATCTGCCAGTCAATATCCCATCAGCAGAAGAAATCGCAAAGTTTGAGGCTACTGTTCGGCCAATGGATAACCTCATTCGGACTAATCATGAGGAAATCTGCCGCTTACAATCTATCCGGGATAGTCTCTTGCCCAAACTGATGAGCGGTGAAATTGATGTCTCTGACATCAAGCTCTAAGCTGCTAAATTATCGTTTATCACCCTTGTCGCATTGTGAGCGACCACGCGCTGCCAAAACGCGGTATAATATGATTTGAAAATGGGAGGTATGTGCAATGGATATACAAGAAACAATCAGTCGCGCCAGAAGAGACTATAAGGATTATCTGCGCGAAAAACACCCTGACTGGGCAGAAAGCAGTCTCAGCACCCATGTTTCTGATGCCTTCTACCTGTATCAGAATACCATTGCCCTCTCCTTCTGGAAGTGTTTTGAGAGCGACGAGTCGATGGCAGCGGCAAAGCAGGATATACTCGAATATCTGAAACATGATGTGATGTCGGAACGCGCTGAGGAACGCACAGCCGGTTATTTCAATGATCTCAAGATGCTCAAAGAGTTCCTGGATGCAAAGGGCGGAGTAAGGAACTATGTGGGGCCTGAGTATGATTGCGAAGTGACCGTCTACAAGTATGCGAAGCTGGCTTATGATGGGGAGATTTCTTCCGATGACGCTGTTGCGGCCATGTGCAAAGAAGTTCCGTTCTTCGGGGAAACATCCCATAAGCTCATGGTCATGCTGTTTGCATCCATGATGGAGGGAATAAGGTACACCCGCCGGGGCAATACAGAAACAACGATTTACTTCATCGTCCATATCGGACAGGACTATGGCAAGGATCGCATGGTCAATGCCTTAAAGGCCACCCATGACAACATAACCTATTACTATGAGCAGACCGGAAACAAGTCGAACAGCATCCGCCGAGGCTGCACAAAGGTAGTCAAGGACAACAATATTGATATGGATTTCAGCGAGAAGATGTTTGAGGGCATCATCCCGAAGGAATCCTCTGATACTGCCCTCACGGTCGATGACACAGCCGTCCGGTATTGGCTGTATGCTGCTGGCGATAGCTCCGTCAACTGGGAGAACGATTATGCTGAGGGTATTATGGCTATCGGCTGGGATGACATGGGCGATCTCATGCAGTATAGCTCAAAGGAAGAAATGCGAGCTAAGATGCGGGAAGTCTATGGAGGGAAAAGCTCATATAAGAACCAAGTTCACGCCACATGGCAATTTGCAAATGACATCAAACCCGGCGACATCATCTTTGTCAAAAAAGGAAGAAAAGAAATCATTGGCAGAGGTGTTGTTGAGGGCGAGTATGTATATGATCCCACCCGCGAGCACTACCGCAACACACGCACCGTCCGATGGACTGACAAAGGTTTGTGGGAACATCCTGAGCAGTTGGCGATGAAAACCCTGACCGATGTAACGCCTTATACCGATTTTGTGAAGAAGACGCAAAGCCTTTTTGATGGAGAAAGCACGGATGCCGCTATCCAAGATGAGGATGAAGAGGAACGGACATACGATCCATATACCGCAGACGATTTCCTGCATGATGTGTTTATGGAAGAAGACCGCTACAACATCCTCAAGGCTCTCTTGCTGACGAAGAAGAATGTGATCCTCCAAGGCGCACCGGGCGTCGGGAAAACCTTTGCGGCAAAGAGGCTCGCCTATTCTATCATGGGCGAGAAAGACACGAACCGCGTCAAGATGGTGCAATTCCATCAGAGTTACAGCTACGAAGACTTTATCATGGGCTTCCGCCCCACGGAAACAGGCTTCGAGTTGAAGAAAGGCGTTTTCTATGAGTTCTGCCGCAAGGCCGCAGAAGATGACCGTCCCTATTTCTTCATCATTGACGAGATCAACCGAGGCAACTTGAGCAAGATTTTTGGCGAGCTGTTCATGCTCATTGAAAGCGATAAGCGCGGAGTTGAGTTGCAGCTTCTCTACGCGGACGAGCAGTTCTCCATTCCAAGCAATGTTTACATCATCGGCATGATGAACACCGCTGATCGAAGCCTTGCTATGCTGGACTATGCACTGCGCCGCCGTTTTGCGTTCTTTGAGATGACACCGGCATTTAACTCGTCTGGTTTCAGGGCATATAGGGCGAAGATCAACAACCCGAAATTCGACCGCCTGATTGCCACAGTGGAGCAGCTTAATGATGTGATAGCGAATGATGATTCGCTGGGCGAAGGTTTCTGCATCGGCCATAGTTATTTCTGTACGAACGCCACAGTAACAGACGATTGGATGAAGTCTGTGGTAGAGTTTGAGCTGATCCCGCTGCTCAAAGAATACTGGTTTGATGAAGCCGCAAAAGTCAAGGATTGGAGCCGTACTCTTCGTGAGGTGGTCAAATGATTCCCATTCGCAACATCTACTATATGCTGGCCTATGCGTTCCAAGTGTTGCACGAGCAAGGCTATAAGGATGTTGCCGCTGAGGATTTCCGAAACACCGCAGAGTTGCTGGCTGCTATCCTATGCAAAGGCGTGTCTGTTCAGATTAAGCGGGGCTTATGCAGACAGTACATAACAAAGGAAGAGCCGCTGGCTTCCCCAAGAGGAAAGCTTGAAATTGGAGAATCCATCAAAACCCAAGTCCTTCGTAAAAAACAGATCGTCTGCGCCTATGATGAGTTTTCGGTTAATGCCTATACAAATCGCATTATCAAAACGACAATGGCTGTCCTGCTCCGTGCAGATATTGCCAAGGCGAGGAAGAAGGAAATCCGCAAGCTGCTTGTTTTCTTCGATGGCGTAGATACTTTGGACGCTCATAACATCAACTGGAACATCCAATATGACCGCAACAATCAGACCTACCGGATGATAGTTGAAATATGCCGTTTTTTTCTTAAAGGACTGCTGCAAACGACCGCAGACGGCTCTACCCGCATCATGGATTATGCGGATGACATGACAATGGCAAAGCTGTATGAGAAATTCATACTGGGCTATTATCAGCGGGAGCACCCGGACATCCGTGCGTATTCCCCGCAAATCGCTTGGCAAGTGACAGATGGGTACAGAACACTTCTGCCTACCATGCAGTCCGACATCGTGCTTTCAAACAAGAAAGCTGGAAAGACGCTTATAATCGACGCAAAGTTTTACACGCATAATATGCAGATGAAAGCACCCTATATGACGCAAACGCTCCACTCAGGGAATTTGTATCAGATTTTCACCTATGTCAAGAACTGGGATGCAGCGCCCGGAGAAACGGTAGCGGGAATGCTTCTATACGCCAAGACAGATGATGCCGTTCAGCCGGATGGAGATTACCAGATGAGCGGCAATCAGATCAGCGTAAAGACGCTTGATATGAACTGCGAGTTCGCTGTGATCGCAGGACAGCTTGACACGATTGCAGAAAGGGTTAGATGATAACACAGCAGATCGAACAAAGGAGCAACAGAAATGGCAGGATATTATACCGAATCAAATTACGAGAATGCAGTTCTCCAATTACTCAACGAAGGGCTTGGCTACACCTATGTCTACGGACCGGATGTAGAGCGTGATTATCACTCTCCGCTCTACGAGGATGTCCTGTTGCCCGCTTTACAGCGCATCAATAAGGGCTTGCCTCAGGATGCTATCAACGAGGCCATCTACAAACTCAAGAACTTTGAGTCCGGCTCGCTGTTGCAAAAGAACATGACCTTTACTGACTATCTGCAAAACGGCATCTCTGTAAAATACTTTGTAAATGGCGAGGAACGCTCCACCCTCGTCTACCTTGTTGATTTCAAAAATCCTGCCAATAACGACTTTACCGTTGCCAACCAGTGGACTTTCATCGAAAATTCCGAAAAACGCCCGGATGTCATTCTCTTCATCAATGGTCTGCCCCTTGTCGTAGTGGAGCTGAAATCTCCCTCCCGCGAAGAGACAGATGCTTCCGACGCATATCGCCAGCTCCGCAATTATATGTACGAGATCCCCTCCATGTTTATTTACAATGAGGTCTGCGTCATGAGCGATATGACTACCTCAAAGGCCGGAACCATCACCTCCGGTGAAGACCGCTTCATGGAGTGGAAAACAACGGACGGCAGCTACGAGAACACACAGTACGCAGCCTTTGACACCTTCTTTGAGGGACTGTTTGAGAAGAACCGATTCCTCGACATCCTGAAGAACTTTATCTGCTTCAATGTGGACGGCGAGAAAACATTCAAAGTGCTTGCCGCCTACCATCAGTATTTTGCCGTCAAGAAGGCGATTGCTTCCACTCAAAAGGCAACCGTCACAGATGGCAAAGGCGGTGTGTTCTGGCACACGCAGGGCAGCGGGAAATCGCTGTCTATGGTGTTCTATGCCCACTATCTGCAAGAGGCATTGGAAAGCCCAACAATCGTTGTGATCACAGACCGAAACGACTTGGATGACCAGCTCTACGGCCAGTTTGCCCGCTGCAAGGATTTCTTACGCCAAACGCCGCAACACGCTCAAAGCCGAACCCACTTGAAAGAGCTGCTTGCAAACCGTCAGGCTAACGGCATCATCTTCACTACCATGCAGAAGTTTGAGGAAAGCGGTGAGCCTCTTTCTGAGCGTCGGAATATCATCGTCATGGCGGATGAGGCGCACCGCAGTCAATACGGATTAACAGAGAAAGTTGTAGTGCGCCAGAAGGAAGACGGCGAGGTTGAGGCCAAGACCATCATCGGTACTGCCCGAATCATCCGTGATACGCTCCCGAACGCTACATATATTGGCTTTACTGGCACACCTATCTCTTCTAAAGACCGCAGCACCCGTGAGGTGTTCGGTGATTATATCGACATTTACGATATGACTCAGGCAGTTGAGGATGGAGCGACCAGACCGGTTTACTATGAAAGCCGCGTCATCCATCTCAAGCTTGATGAAAAGACGCTGCATCTTATTGACGATGAGTATGACCTGATGGCAGAGAATGCCGATCCTTATGTTATCGAAAAGAGCAAAAAAGAACTTGGCCAGATGGAGGCAATTTTGGGGGCCGACCAGACGATCCGTTCTCTGGTAGACGATATTCTCGACCATTATGAAAACTATCGCGCCAATATTCTGACCGGAAAGGCGATGATTGTTGCCTACTCCCGCCCCATCGCCATGAAGATATACAAGCGGATTTTGGAACTGCGTCCTGCTTGGACGGAAAAGGTCGCAGTTGTCATGACGCAGGGCAACAACGACCCCGAAGAGTGGCGTGAAGTGATCGGCAATAAGGCTCACAAAGAAGATATGGCGAGAAAGTTCAAAGACAACGACTCGCCGCTTAAAATCGCTATCGTTGTGGATATGTGGTTGACCGGCTTTGATGTTCCTTCCCTTGCCACAATGTATGTCTATAAGCCGATGGCCGGTCACAACCTCATGCAGGCTATCGCTCGTGTCAACCGCGTCTTCAAGGACAAAGAAGGCGGCTTGGTTGTTGACTATGTGGGCATTGCTGCTGCGCTGAAACAGGCCATGAATGACTATACGGCGCGGGACAAGAAGAATTACGGCGACACAGATGTCAGCAAAGCTGCATACCCGAAGTTCCTTGAAAAGCTGTCTGTGTGCCGTGACCTATTCTATGGTTATGACTACGATAAATTCATGACCGGAACTGACCTTGATAAGGCGAAGGCGATTACCGGAGGTGTCAACTACATTCTCGGCAAGAGCGTCGCAGAGCAAGACCTTCCCGACAAGGAGAAGACGCAAAACATCTACATCAAGGAGGCTTTGCTTCTCAAACAGGCACTTTCGCTGTGCGGTAGCTTGGTAGATGAAAAGACACGCTTTGAAGCAGCATTCTTTGAATCTGTCCGAACGATGATTGTCCGGCTTCTGTCCGGCGGTACGGGTAAGAAGTTTACGCTGCCGGAAGTAAACGAGCGGATCAATGAACTGCTGAAACACAGTATCAAGAGTGAGGGCGTAATCAACCTCTTCTCGGATGTGAAGGCGGAGTTTTCGCTGTTCGATCCGAAGTTCCTTGAAGAGATTGCCAACATGAAGGAAAAAAACCTTGCTGTTGAACTCTTGAAAAAGCTGATTGCCGAACAGGTGTCGGTTTACCGGCGAACCAATATTGTCAAATCGGAGAAGTTTTCTGAACTTATTCAGGGTGCAATGAACCGATACCTGAACGGGATGCTGACCAATGAGGAAGTCATTCAGGAGCTTTTGAAGCTTGCCAAAGAAATTGCCGATGCAAACGCAGAGGGCGAAAAGCTGGGATTGACCTCCGACGAGCTTGCATTCTACGATGCTCTGACCAAGCCCCAAGCCATCAAAGACTTCTACGAACATGACGAACTGATTGCAATTACAAAAGAGCTGACCGATCTGCTCCGTAAGAACCGGACAATAGACTGGCAGAAGAAAGAAAGCGCCAGAGCCGGTATGCGCCGGTTGGTCAAGCGCCTTCTCAAAAAACACAAATACCCGCCAGAGGGCATGGATGACGCAGTTCAGACCGTGATGAGCCAATGTGAAATGTGGACGGATAATGTAATGACTGTGTGACCATTCATCGTCTACTGTTCGTTATCAACGCTATGCCTCGAAAGGAACATAATATGGATGTCCGCGAAACAGCAGAGCTGGATGAAGATGAGCGCTTTATCACGATTGCAGATGGCAGCGATACTGGAATCGTCAATAATCAAGTCCCCGAAGCAGATATAATCAGGTATAAAGACAGCACCTATGAGATTGTTTCTAAGATTGCCTATTTGATTGGTGTGCCAAAGCGGATTTTTGAGAATGAGCACGAGCCGCCTAAAATGGAAGTTTATGAACGGCTTGAACAGGACAAGGCGGCTCGGATAATCCGCCACCTTTGCATTATCCGAACGACAATAGAGCGGAATTTCAAACACATCAATGAAAAGATGCGGTTTGACTATACTTCAATTTACAATCTCCCTGAGTATATTCCGCCAGACAGCATGACACAGCTCAGTGCTGATGGAGTCAATTTTGTCCGAAAGAGCAGCAAAAAACTTTGCCATCATGTTATTGAGATCAACAAGTTGATAGCTGATAGAATTAACAACTGCAAAAAGCTATTTCCTCTTTGGCTAAATTGGCAATATGTAAAAAATCTTTTTGTGATGCCCAATGGTCTAACAGAGGATGGGACAAAGGCCGCTGCGGATATTTACTACTCGCATTTGCTTTTCTATCCGTATCAGGTTTACATCAACTGGACTCCTAAAGAAGAAGGGAACATTCTCTATAACGACAAGAAATTTGTCACCTTGCTCTACCAATGGAATAATGACTATTTCACAGAATATAGCAAGGTATCAGACGCAGGGAGCTATGTTAAGGGAAGCATCTATGAGTTTATAGAAAGCAGCGAGAAAGTTGTCATCGTGGTAGATTGCGAAAATTCAGACCCATACAAACTTTGTGCAACGCTGAGGAATCTTGACCGTCAATATACAAAGAAGATTTCTTCAATCATCTTGTTTGATGATGTTCATGCTGCATCTGCGTGGCGCATTTTGGAGAGTTTCACCGCAATCCCTGTTGAACACATGATGATCGAACGAGTGAAGCAAAATAAATCCCTTGTTGATGTGATGCTCATTTCAAGAACCTGTCAGGAACACTATAAAAACAATGTGGATTCCTTCATCCTTGTGTCAAGCGACTCGGACTACTGGGGGCTGATTTCGTCTCTGCAAGATGCCCGTTTTCTTGTCATGATCGAACGGGAGAGCTGCGGGCCAGACTTGAAAAATGCACTTTCAGATGCCGGAATATTCTACTGCTACATAGATGACTTCTATTCAGGGAATACCGAAGACATCAAGCAAGGCGCACTCTTTAAGGAGATGTATCGGTACATCGACAATGCCGTCAGACTCAACATATTTGAGATGTTTGATGAAGCAATACGCACTACACGGATTGAAATGAGTTCAGCAGAAAAACAGCAATTCATTTCTCAATATGTGAAAACGATGCAGATGAGGATCACCGACAGTGGCGATGTGGTCTTGGAGTTCAAACGAAAATAAGCGGAGGTGTAAAATTATGATGGATGAATTATGGCGCGAAGAGGAAAAGAAAACATTAGAGAGGATTGCCAAGCTGACCGAATTGGGAAAAGTCAAATGGGAATGCGTAGAATACAATCCGCTGTGTTTCATGAATGAGGACAAGGTGGATGAAACCTCTGCTTATTTGTGCCAGATGTTTACTCTGACATCGGAAATCGGTGGGATGCCTTACGAGCTTGAAATAGCCGAATACATTACCGTACCTGACGGGAAGGGCGATATTGCGCTTACCTTAACACGAGATGTCCCTGATGATTTTATGAAGATTGATTCCATACTGTCCAGTGATGTTGATGAATATGAAAACTGTGAGCCGAGCGAGATAGGTAAACGATACAAAAATGATCCTGCCATGCGGCTAACAGAAGCCATCGTCCCCGTAGTAATTGAGTCCGAAGCTGTTCAAGACACTTTTGAATGGGCTAGGTTCATCAATGAAAATGGAATTGCAGATGAGATTCTTAATCATCCAGTGGTTCGGCTTGCCGAAAAGCTGTTTAATAAACATCGCCTTCTCGACTACCACCGGATTCTTTTCGACATCCCTTATAGGGAAAAATTGATCTCAGAATAAAGAATAAGCCGCAGTCCCCACAATGGGAACTGCGGCTTATTCAATTCATTGCTGGCTAATTACCAGATTATATGTTTTCTACCACAAGCGTTATGGGATTGATGACACGCACCGGCTTACCCTGCTGTTGCGCATACTGTACGGTTTTCCCTGTGCCACTCGGTTTCCCGTTCCATACCGCAATAATGTAATCAGCCTGGTCCACCATATAACGATTGCGCTTGTGCATACAATCCGGGGTATAACGCTGCTGCAAGAGCGTTTCTTTGTCGCATTTGGCAGCTATATCATAGTACCGATCCCTGAGCGCCTCGCTCCATTTCTCAGCTTGCGTTTCACAAGGGATGGCGCACTCAAGCGTAATGCCATTATAAGCCGATTTCAAGCCAAGGACGATCTCAGCCGCAAACATATCAACGCCGATTGCCATACCGGTGATAAAGTGCGTAACGCCATTCTCTTCAATCTGCCTGATTATTTCATCTCTGAGCTTCTGCTTGAGTGCAATACATCTTTCGTCTGCCTCATTGAATCCAAACGGGAGGCTCTGGGGTCTGTGGCCGGTAAATGCACATTGCTTTGTCTTCATATCTCATCTCTCCAACTGTGTATTTTAGCGTTATTCTCGTTCGCTTATCCATAGTATAGCATGAAGAGATGCAGAAGTCAGTCGAAATACGCGGTAAAAGAAAAAACTGCGCCGAATAAGCGCAGTTCAATGACGAATGTTATTTTTCATTCTCTTTTTCTTGACGGATCAGAAGTTCAACTATTTGGAGAATGCGATTTTGAGCATCAACCGAAAGGGTGCCCAATTCATTCGAGAGCTGTGTTGTCTTATACTCTGTCGTGTGGTCGAGTACATCACAGAAGATGGCATCCGCAGATACCTCAAGAGCGTTAAGCAACAATATCAAATTTTCACAACGGGGAAAAGATGCGCCCCGTTCTAAGGTTGAAATATAGTTTGCAGTGAATCCGGTCTTTTCGGCAAACTCTTCCTGCGTAAGACCGAGGCGTTCGCGGCACTGCTTAATCCGCTTGCCAATTCGCTTATCTATCATGCCAACTACCATGTCCTTTGCTGTATCGTTCATAGTAATTATATGGATAAGCGATGTAGTTATACAGAAACGCTAATCCACTGTCTATGTATTTACGACATAGTATTGTCAAAATTCGTGAAAGAAACACAAAAAAGAGCCTCAACCGATAACCAGCAGGTCATCGACTGAGGCTCATACGGTTAAATTGGGAGACGAAGAAAGGCAGGAAAATCAACCTTTATCCTGACATTTTGGGCTTTAGGGACATAGACGGGAAAACATACGGGGCACCTTTCCAGCGCCGCTTACAGGGCAGAAAACCCGCGATTTTCAACCCTTATCACGACATATTTTCCGGCCTATCTGTCCGCTTGAATGCGTAGAAGGGACATGCTACTATTTCAGTCCGAAAACTCTGCTTGCAGGGATGGAAACAATGGTGCACTGCTTAGGCATACTGTTGAATGTATTATACATTTCGCTTTCCTGTATTCTCTGTTCCCCGGACTTCCTCATGATAAAAATAATCCACGATGACCGGATGCCCCTGCGGCACTCTGCCGTAAGGCAGTTCATTATCCACAAAGGGGCAATCATATCTCTTAGCCATTTTTTCGGCCTTTTCTTCTAAAGCTTTGAAATAGCTGCGGTCATGATGATTGTAGATTTCATTATAAAGCGGCACAAGATCAGGATATTTCTCTGCTATATAATCCATAATCGTCTTTTTGAATTCACCTCGCAGATTAAGATTTTCCAGCCAGAATAGATCGCACTGATCCTTCACCCGTTCAAAAATCGCTTCAAAATCCGTAATACCCGGAAAAACAGGAGCCACAAAGCAAACGGTACGAATGCCTGCATCGTAAATCTGCTTCATAGCGGCCAGCCGACGTTCAATGCTGACGGCTTTGTCCATATCATTTTTGAAATCCTCATCAAGCGTATTGATTGACCACGACACTGTAACCTGTCCCAGTTCCTTCAGGAGATCAATGTCACGCACTACAAGATCAGATTTGGTGCAAATCAAAATATCTGCGCCGCTGCCTCTGAGTTGTTCCAGCAATTTTCTGGTATTGCCGAACAGTTCTTCCTGCGGATTATATCCGTCTGTCACAGAGCCGATCACGATACGCTGTCCAGCAAATTTCTTTGGGTTCCTAATTTCCGGCCAGCGCTTCACATCAAGGAATGTACCCCAATCCTCCGTGTGCCCGGTAAACCGCTTCATAAAAGACGCATAGCAGTATTTGCAGGCATGGGTGCAGCCCACATAAGGATTGACCGAATAACCGCCCACCGGCAGGCTGGATTTCGTCATGATATTCTTTGTCTCGACTTCTCCAATAAGGATACCGTTCATCTCTACTTTTGCCATTTTCTCTGTATCTCCAATACTTGATTGAACGCTTCCGGGAATTCCTGTACCATGTTTGCCTCGCCCACGATGGGAACAAGATCTTCTTTCATAAAAGCAGGGATGCCGAGAGCATGGGCCTGTTTCACAAGGGAATACGCCCATGCGGGAGCTGTTCGTATTTTTTTGCTTTGCGCCCCGGTCATCGTCCCGACCACGATCCAGCTGATACCGGAGAGATCCACTTTGCCCGGATCGTCAAACAATGGCTCAAAGGTAACGTGATAGTGCTTTGCCCGGATATTGGCCTTAAGTGTGTCGATGCGCCACAACTCTGATTTTCTTGTGACAGTGACTCCAAACCATGCGTTTTCCAAGTCTGTCTCAAAATCCAGTAGGTCGGGGCGCTTTGACAAAAACAGGAATTGATGCTGCGGGTTTTCCCGAATCTTTGCGAATACCTTATCCCGCCACTCCGGCTGCCATCCCGCCAAATCGCTCATGCCAGTCAGCAGGAAATTCTGCGGGCGCTTCTTTTCCATCAGCCGCAGCTTATTCGGAAAAAACTCCGGCTTGCTGAAGTCATCAATCATATGGTAACGCTTTACATTATTTCGGGCATAACAGTAGGAACAGCCTACGGTACAGCCGATGACCAGATTCATGTTTTGAATATTGTCCTTAATGCAGACGCTCATCAGAGAACACCCTCCACATTTTTCAGGATGCGGTGGAGATAGTTCTCCAACTGCTCGATTTCTTCCTCAGAAAATCCCTTATAGTAAATGTTGCTGATTTCTTCTGTTACTTCATTATATTCTTGTTCCAGACCTTTGGCTTCTTCTGTAAGAAAAATGAGAATCTTTCTACGGTCTTTGTCGCCGCGATCCCGATAAATCAGATTTGCCGCCTCCATGCGGTCAAGCATACTGGTCAGCGTGGTCGTGGCAAGACCGGTCTCCTTTGACAGCTCACTGATGGGAACGCCATCCTTCTGCCAGAGGATATATAGAATCCTTCCCTGGGAGCCATTAAAAGCATCAATGTTTTTTTCGCTCAATATGCGTTCAAAAACACGTCCTCCGACCTGTTTGATCCGGGTTATCAAAAATCCGCCTTGTGTTTTCATATTGCCACCTCAAACCGCAAGGCGGCTATCCGCAGACAGCCGCCTTGTCCTTTCTTATTTCTGCTGCGCAGCCGCAAATTCAGCGTAACCTTTCCAGCCAAATACTGCATTCACATCTTCATCGCCGTAAACACCCTTGACATCGCAGAGGTGGACAACATGATCGTCCGCATCCATCGTCTGGGCAACAGTCGCATGAATGAGCAGCTTGCAAGGAACAGGAGCCTTGATATTTGTGCCCTCCACTTCCTGCATCGTCAGGCCAACCTTAGCAGCCTTATCCGTATCACGTCCGGAGCAGGTGCCACAGCCAATCAGAGCGCCGGTCAGTTCAACTCCGGGAATGGCGAGAACAACTTCTTTTTTCTCAGCCAGCAGTTCCAAGCTGTAAGCCCCCTTGTTCAGGGAGAACATGATCTTTCCGGGATTGGTGGACGCAAAAGCCCAGAATGCCAGAGTCGCAAGATTGGTGCTGCCATCCGGTTTCTCTGTACAGATCAGAGTCATGGAATTGGGAGAAGTGTAAGCGGGCGCATTGCTGATATTGATTTTGTTCATAGCAGAAGCCTCCTTTTTGATTTCATTTAGGATTATACTATATAGGAATATCTGTTGTCAAGTCTTTCGGGATTTCAGTACAAAAACCCATCCCGGTATGTGGCCTCAGTGCCGTTACATCATAATCGTAGACTTTTCCAAACAATGTTATCCTGTATAAGAAGACGATCCAGCAATATAAAAGAGCCTCAGCCGACACCCGAAAGGGCATCGACCGAGGCTCTTCACTTTTGGTTAAAAATCGACCTTTATCCTGACATTTTTGACTTTAAAGGCATAGACGGGAAAACATACGGGGCACCTTTCCAGCGCCGCTTACAGGGCGGAAAAACCGCGATTTTCGACACTTATCACGACATATTTTCCGCCCTATCTGTCCGCTTGGATTCGTAGAAGGGACACGCCACTATTTCAGCCCGAAAACTTTGCTTGCAGGGATGGAGGCAGCGGCGGCACAGGTCATTGTATTTGCGCCGTCCGTCATTGTCAAGGAAAAAGCTCCATTCAAGCTTCCACTTCTTACTCCGGCTCATAAATCACGCTCACTCTTTTTCTCTTTCTGGGGCGCTGGCCTGTCCTGCGGCTTGTTGGACTTGGCTGCTTTCAGCCGATCCATAATAGAGGACTTCCCGCGCTTTTCGCTTTTCTCATTCTCCTTAGTACCGTTGTTGATGATCCCGTCAATCATGCCGTAGTCATCCTCAAGCGACATTTCAGCGGCTTTGAGCGGATTTTGCTTTTCCAGCTCAGCCACCCAATCCGCTTTCTCCACACCGAAGATACCGCCTTTGGCGGCGTGTTCCTTGATCTCCTTAGCGTCCAGAACCAGCCCCTCGGTATCGTCGCCGTACAGCCGGTAAATCTGGCACGACTTCATGACCTCAGCCGCAGCCTCTTCCCGCATGGGCAGCATCCCGCCCCATTTGTAGCCATACTGCTTCATTTCCTCGATGCCGATGCTGTCATCCGGCATCTTCTCGACCGGCATGACCTCCTGCCGGAGCAGATTAACTGCCGTCTCATCGAAACCGTCATAGATATGGGACAGCACCAGCTCGCCGCGCTCATCGACAATGATGCAGGAGGCATCGTCCCCAAAGGTGTCGTGCTCCATCAGCCAAAAGGTTTGACCGTCGATCTCCTTATGGTCAATCGTGTGCCATGTGCCGATATGATCATCCACCGCCATGCCGGAGGTGTTTTCGTTGACAATAGAGCTTTTCTCTTCAAGGACAGTCTGTTTCTGCTGTTCTTCGGAAATCATCGGGATAGCCACAATCCTGTCTCCGATTTTGGCAAACTGCTCCGGCATTTTGAACTCAGTCATAAACTGCCGCAAAAGATCCGGCGAAAGCGAGCCGAAGCTGTCTTCTGTCAGCCCTGTGACAAGGAAGGTACCGGCAACAATATCATAGATTTCACCGCTGTCATCCCGCAGAGCGCGGTTGAGAGGCAGCCCGTTCATCTTGCCTTCTTCGTTGCAGACAATGGCGACCGGCTCTTCAAAAGGATAGACCGCCTCAATGTCCCCGCCAACCTCATGCTGTAAGGACTCAAGGCTGGAAGGGATTTCTTTCACATAGGGCTTCTTGTCCGGCTCAACCACCAGCACAGTGATCGTGCTTGGCGGCTCCAATTCCTCGCCGCTTCCGGTGACACGGTACTCATCGGGAATATCCTCAAGCGTACCGTCAAAGTAGCGGTTCCAGCTATCGCCGGTAGGACGGATGTACCCAGCATCGGTCAGAGTGCCGCCTTCATTGATTGCGCAGTCTTCGCCGTACCGCTCAAAGTCAATGTAGTCCACAAAGCTGCCGAACTTGTTGTCGATGTTGTAGCCACCCTCAAAGAAGTAGTAGCGACCGAGATCGTCATAGTCCTTGATGTCGGGGATAAAATCATAGTTGTCGAGATTGTAGGTCAGGTTGATCAGATCGTCGAGGTCATTTACTTCATCGCAGCCGCTATCCATGATTGCCACGAAATGCTCAAGCTCAGAGCGGGACATCTCATCCAACCGGGCGGCGAGGTAGTTGAGCTTATCGAGGTTTTCGTATTCGCCAAGGAGATTGCTGACTCCATGAATGGAGCAGTCATAATCCGTGATAAACCATTCCTCATAGACCTGACCAAACTCGCCCTTTGAGCCGATGCCGATCCGCTCGAAGACCTCCTTCATTTCCTCTTCGGTGGTCGGAAAATGAACCCATTCACCGACAAGCTCGCCTTCGTTGTACTTGCCGAGATTGGTCACGAAGGCTTCAAAACTGCCATCCAACACGGGCATAGGCATCCTCCTTTCAATCGTCCATCATACTGTCCGGCGCGATGTAGAGCTGGGCAAACGCCTCGTCGGTGATGCCCTCAAGCTTCCGAACGGTATGAAAAAGCAGCTCCGCCATCTCATCGTCCAGCTCATTGATGGGCAGCGACTTCATTTCAGCAATCAGCCTCTTGCGGCTGGAAGTATCGAAACAGCACATCAGATTCGTCTCTTCCACAGTAAAAAACATAATCACATCTCCATTTCTTTTGATTTCGGTTTCTTCGTGTGCTCAGGTTTCTTAGCGCCTTTATCCGGCGCACTCTTGGCGTGTTCTTTGAGCTTTGCGAGGACAGAAGTCTTCTTCTGAGAGGTATGCTCTCTTCGATCCATTGCTTTCCAGAGGCTTTCTGCCGGAGCATCCTCCACATAGGAACGGACAATAGACAGACGCTCATGGAATGGAACGGGATTCTTCCTGTCCGTGATGTCAGTCAGGCTGACTTCTTCATTTGGAAAATCCACTTTGTCAACGCGGACGGTTTTGCCGTCCATATCCATCACCATGCCAACAGGGATATAGTCCTCAGCGAGAAGGTGTTTGATGGTTTCCTGTCTGCCGTCTTCACCGGATTGCGTGACAAGGACATCGTTGCCTTGTCCCCACAGAGCCTTTGCCTTGGCAACCCACTGATCTTCCCGAAAACCGGTCACGACGACCTGTCCGCCGCCTTCCAGCTCTTTCATCAGGAGTTTTGTGCCGAGCGCGGGCGCTGCCTTCTTCGCATCTTCACCGTAAATCTCGAAGTAGCCGTTCTGGACAAAGCAGACAATCGCTTCGGGATGGGCTTCCTTGACGGCGTTGTAGGCGGTCTGCGCTTCAAGGGGCAATATGCCCAGCTTTTCGGTCACGCCATGCTGGACGGCAAGCTTGTGAATGTGATCCTCAATACTGCCAGTTTTCGCATGGAAGCTCGTTTTGAAGCGCTCACGGCGGAGAATCATGTCAAGCTCAGCCGCGTTCTCAGGCAGATAACTCACCGACACGACCTCGCCGTGCTTTTCTTTCAGCGGGATCGCTTCGCGCCGGTAGCTGCGGAAAGGCAGATAAAAGGTGGCATCGTCCTTAAAGGTGACTGCCACTGTCTCAACCGGAACGGTGAGCTTTTGCATCCTCTCCACATGAGCGGCATAGTCCAGCTCAATGAGGTTGCCTCTGATGGTATCGCCCTCTACGCCCTTGATCTCGACTGCATAGGCAAGGATGGGATCGCGGGTTTGTTCATGGTAAAACTCCCACACTTTGTTTTCGTAGGAATCCTTCACATAGACTTCACGCTCAGGCAGGAGGTAAGTGCCGTTCGGACGGGACATCCAGAGAAGGTGCTTGTCCTCGGGGGATTGGGAACCGGCAAGGCTGTGAAGCAACCCGGCGTCCAGCTCAAAATCCTCTTTGTAGTTCTGGGTATGGATGTCCATAATCCGGCGAAGGGCATCCACAAGATTGATGTTTTCAAACTTCATAGGCATCACTCCAAACCGACATCGTGGGACTTCTGCTTAACCGGCGTTTTCCGCTCAGGCTGGCTCTTTGCCGCAGCACGGAGCTGTTCCCGGATAGAAGGCTTTTCCCGCGCTGCTTCCTGAGTCTTCTCTTTGCCGATGTATTCAAGTATCGGTGTCAGCTCGCGGTAGCAGCCCTGTACCTTCTTCGCAGAATGGCGGCGGTGGATAGCGAACATCGGCTCGCCATCCCGGGTAACGGTGTTGCCCTCAATCCTGACCTTGTACTCCATCATCACCTTGAAGGACTGATTGGACGAACGGTAGGTAGACAGCATCCCGTCGTTGCGACCGGCGATCTGCGCTTTGAGCGTGTCCATGACAGCTTCCTTGATTTTCTTTTCCTCCGGTGTGAGGCGATGCTTCACCGGTACCGCCTGTTCCGGCTCTTTGGGAGCCGGAGCTTCGGGAGCCTTCTCCGGCACAGCCGGTTTGCTCTGCTCAGCCGGTGCCTGTTCCTGAGTTCTGCTGATGGCAGTCTGCCGGACAAACTCTTCGGTGAAAAGGCTAACCAGCCCCGGATTTACACTGTCAATAATGAGTTGAGTTGCATGATCCGGGCTGCCATCCATGCCCTTTGCCCATTCCTTGCAGTCTGGGGAAATGCGCCCGTCATGGTCTTTCTGCTGGATGGTTTGCGCGAGGACATAGGCGACGCGCTCAGGCGAGAATTTCTCAAGGATGCTCTTAACGGCGGACTCCGCCGCAAGTCGGTTGTTGCCGTAGTAGTCGTTGATGGTCTGCTCAATCGCCTCTTTACAGTCCATGTTGGCTTGCATCGAGGTGCGGTAAGCATCCAGCTCACCGGCTTCAAAGGCATACATCGCAGCTTCTCGGTAAACCGGAATCGCCGCATCCCGCAGCGGCGTAGGGGCTTCCTGTTCCTTCACGGCAAGCCGCTCTTTGAGCTTTTCATCAATACCGGTGATCATCTCAGCCGCCGTTTTGCGGATGGTTTCCAGCGAGCCTTTCAGCTCCTTGGTCTCCTTGTCGGAGGACCAACCGGCGATATAGCCGAAAGAATAATCAGAGGTTTCAATGCCGTACCGCTGGCAGACGGTATAGGCGACGCTTTCTGCCTCGACCTCCTTAGTGCGCCGGTCTTTCTTGTCCTCGGGAGCAACCTTTTCGCCCGGAGTGACGGCATGGAGCTTGGCATGGGCAATCTCGTGGATCGCCGTCTTGATGGTCTGGATTTCACTCATACCCTCCTGAATGGCAATGCGGTTTTCTACATGAGAGAAGTAGCCTTTTGCGCCATCGGTGATGTTTTCAAAGGCAATGGGGACCGGAGACAGCTCTTTGAGA